CGATCGCGTTGGGTGCCTCAGCGGCTGCCGCCCGCCTTCTGCTGTCGGGATTGGGGCTATCGACCGACGACTACAGCGAGGACCGCACCCAGGCGTGGCTGGAGGAGCACGCGGCAGGGGTCGCCTCGGGTATCAACGGAGCCACCGAGTACGCACTGCGGGAGGCGTTGGCCGCCGGACTGGTGGCCGACGAGGTGCGGACGCTGTTCACCGGCTGGGCGGAGTCGAGGGCCCCGCAGATCGCGCGCACAGAGGTCACCGCCGCACAGGGCTTCGGTATCCGCGAGGCCGCGCATCAGTCCGAACGCGAGATGACCAAGACGTGGGCCACTGGCAGCAACCCGCGCTCCAGCCACGCCCGCATGAACGGCGAAACCGTCGCCATGGGCGAGCTCTTCTCCAACGGCGCCCGCTGGCCGGGCGACTCGCTACTCGATGACAAGGAGCGCGCGAACTGCAACTGCAGCATGCGCGTCGATTTGGCCTGAGCATGGCCGGCCGGAGAGGTGAACATGAGCAGGCAGACGCTGGTCGTGCCCGTGGACTGGAAGGCCGCGGACGACGAGGACAACGTGCTGGAGGGCTACGCCTCCACGTTCGGCAACACAGACCTGCAGTACGACGTGGTCGCGAAGGGCGCGTTCAAGAACTCCCTCGGCCGGGTGCGGAAGGGGGAGATCCCCTACCTCGCCGACCACATGGCCTCCGTGCGGAACGTGCTGGGCACACTCGTGGACGCCACCGAGGACTCGAAGGGTCTGCGTATCAAGGTGCGGTTCGCGGGCGACCCAGACGCGCAGGCCATCCGTCAGAAGATGATGGAAGGCCACATCAGCAAGATGTCCATCGGCTACGAGCCGATGCAGTGGCGCTACGAAAGCCGTGGCGAGAAGCGCGTCCGCGTGCTGGAAGACGTCAAGCTGTGGGAAGTCAGCGCCGTCGTCTTCCCCGCCAACCCTGAGGCGGTCATCGAGCGCGTCAAGTCGGCCGTGCACGACACGATCGACGAGGCGGTGCAGGGCGCCGTCGCCGCAGGCGGTGACGAGCGCGAGATCAAGGCGGCCATCGCCGACTGGGCGAAGGCTGCGACCGTCGCCGATGTCGGCGACGTGGCGGGACAACTGGGCGAAGTGGAGCCGCCCAGCGACTCCAGCGAAGAATCCAGCTCCACACCCCACCTGGAGACAGGGGAGGCCGAGGGCGGCGATGGCGCCGAGTCGCAGAAGGGCGACGGCCCGGATGCACTCACGCTGATGTACCGCCGAGCGGACAACCTGCTCGCGGGCCGGGATCCGGACGCGACCGCAGACCCCGTGAAGTACGCGGGCACTGCGGAGCGTCTCGGACTGCTCGAGAAGTGGATGGAGCAGTCCCACCGCGAGGCCGAACTGACCGAACAGCTCGCCGAGCTTCGCGGCAGCCGGTAACCGACCACGCGCATCGAGGACCCCCACTGTTGGCGGGTCCTTTTTCGTGCGCACACCACGACAGGAGACACCATGGGATCGCATCCCCTTCTGGTGCGTGCGGCCAAGTGCATCGAGCAGGCCCGCGCCCTCAACGACGAATTCGACGACCCGAGCCGCATGCCGGCCGAGGCCGCGAAGCGCATCGACGCGCTGGTGGCCGAGGCCACCAAGTGCCGCAAGCAGGTTCAGCGCGAAGCGCAGATCACCGACCTGGACAACTTCCTGCACGAGCCGGACTTCAAGCGCGACATGAGCGACAGCGAAGGCGCCGGTGCGCTGTCTGCCGCGGGCGTCGAGTCGGTGTACACCTCGGAAGCGGAGCGGAAGCAGAAGGCGCACGGCGCGTTCTTCGAGTACGTCCGCAAGGGTCACCACATGCGGCAGGAGTACAAGGCCGACCTGGTCGAGGACGCCGAGGGCCAGGTGCTGGTCCCGGCAGACTTCGTGGGCACGATCCTGCGGGAGCTGCCGCGGGACGCGGTCATCCGCAACCTGGCCACCGTGCGGCCCACCTCCAGCAACAAGATGGAGATCGGTGTCGTCAACATCGCCGCCGCGGGCTGGGGCAAGCTGGAGACCGGCACCACCGCGGCGGACGGGCTCCCGGCGGACCCGGCGGACAAGGACACCATCGAGGTGTTCGACCTCAACGCGCTGGTGAAGATCGGCGTTGACGAGCTCGACGATGCCGACGACGACCTGGCCGCCGTCATCTCCCAGGCACTGAGCCTGAAGATCGCCGAGCAGGAGGACGACGCGTTCGCGGCGGGCAACGGCACCTCACGGCCGCAGGGAATCTCCGTAGCCGCTGGGGTCACCCAGGGCGTCGCCGCCGCGGCGGGGGAAACTGTCACCGGTGACGAACTGAAGCGTGTCACCTTCCAGGTACCCGCCCAGTTCCGCCGCTCGTCGAAAGCTGTCTGGCTGGGTCACACCAGCGCCGAGGAGAAGATCGCTCTCCTCAAGGACGGGGACGGCCGCTACCTGCTTCAGCCCAACACCGCAGCGGGGGAGCCTTCCACGCTGATGGGCTACCGCTGGTACACCGTCGATGGTCTGCCGGCCATCACCACGACCGACGACAGTGCCGGCGCCGGCACCGACAAGTCGGTGATGTTCGGCGACGTCCGGCAGGGCTACATGATCGCTGACCGGCGGCGGTTGACCGTCACCCGGCTGACCGAGCGGTACGCCGACGAAGGCAAGGTCGGCCTTCTGTTCCGGCACCGCGTCGGAGGCGCCGTGATCCGGCCCAAGGCATTCGCCTGGTACAAGCTCTGACGCTGACCGCGACACGGGGCCCGCTCCGCGGCGGGCCCCGCACACCCTGAGGGAGATGGTCCCGGTGCGTATCCGATGCACCAAGCCCGCCAGTGTCGAGGTCGAAAAGGGCAAGCGCGTGGGCCTGGACGCCCACCACGAGTACTACCTCGACGACGACAAGGCCGAGAAGCTCATCGCCGCGGGCACTGCCGTCGAGCTCGACCAGCGAGGTCGGCCGGTGGAACGGCGCAAGACGAAGGCGAAGCCCGCCCCGCAAGTGGCCGCAGACACGAGCTCTGAGGTACCCGAAAAGCCCGCCACCAGGCGGACAACGAAGGCCACCCAGCCTCCTGAGACGAAGAAGGAGGGTACCTGATGGCTCAGCCCGAAGTGTTCGACGAGGACACCGGCGCCTACGTCCACGGCGCCGCCATCGCCGACCCGACATCGCCCGGCGCCAGCTACACCCAGTCCGAGGTGGTCGAGCTGCGGGATGCGGTTGTGGCCATCCTCGAGGCGCTCCGCTCCCGCGGCATCATCGCCCAGGACTGACCAGTGGCCGCCGCGTTCGCGACGCCGCAGGAACTGCAGACGTTCCTGGGTGACAGCGGCCTCGACGAAGCCCAGGCGGATCTCATCCTCAAGGCCGTGTCGGATGAGATCCGCGACGCAATGGGCTGGTCCGTCACGGCGGAGAGCGACGTCACCAAGACGCTCGACGGCAGCGGCCTGGACGAGCTGCTGCTGCCCACTCTGTGGCTGACGTCCGTCTCCTCGGTCACCGAGACCGGCACGCTGCTCACGCCCGACGACTACCTGCAATACGAGCGGGGGGCGCTGCGGCGCGTCTCGTCGGGCTGGCCGATCAAATGGACCAGCCAGCCGCACGGTGTGACAGTCGTCTTCGACCATGGCTACTCCGATAGCCAGGTGCCCGCGGTGTTCAAGCTCGTCACGCTGGAGACGGTCGGGCGGATGCTGGACAATCCGACCGGGATGCTCAAGTCCCGCACCGTGGGCCGTGTCGCAGTCACATATGCCGACATTAAGGCGTTGGTGCCGGTCATCGAGGATCCGCGGCTTGACTTCTACCGGCTCCCGGAGGGCTTCTGATGCCGCGGCTCGGAGGCCACACGGTGACGGTGGTGCGACCGGTCGGCAAGGACAGGCACGGCGACTCCCTGCCGGGCGACCCTTCCGAGACCACCGTGTCGGGAGCGTCGGTGCAGCCGGCCTCCACACAAGAGGAGCTCGATTCCCGCGACACCGTCATCGCCCAATGGGTGTGCTTCATGCCCCCCGGCACGGACATCACCGCGACAGACCAGGTGCGGTTCCGTGGCGACCTGTACGACGTGGACGGAGACCCGCAGCCGTGGGATGACGAACTGGGCCGACCGCATCACATCGAGGTGCAACTGCGTCGTGTCACCGGGTGAGAGGAGGCCACTGTGGCTGATCTCGCCCCGTACCCGGACGTGGAGGAAGTGCTGGCGGACGCGCTTGTCGAATTCGGAGAGACCGGCAGCACCTATCCCGCCGACCTTGAGGCGCATCTGCCGTTCGTGCGGATACGACGCACAGGTGGCGACGATGACCGCAGGACCGACCGACCACTGGTCGATGTAGAGGTCGCCGCCGCGACCCGCGCTCATGCGTGGGAGGTGTCCCGCCTGGTGCAGCAGCGGCTGCTGTCCGGGCCTTTCCGGGTACCAGGTGCCGGGATCGTCGACCGGGCCAGCACGCAAATCGGTCTACGCCGCGTCCTGCACGAAAACCCGAACATTCGATGCGTGCTGGCGACCTACACGGTGTCGCTGCGCCGCCTGACCTGACCTTCTGACAGCCCGCCCATGCTGCCCCGTAGGCCGGGGCTCTGCCCTGTCTGGAGTCCCGCACGAGAGGAGCCGGCCCGTGGCCGCTTGGGAGACCCTGAAGAACCACCAGAACAGCCTGATCCGCAAGGCCCTTGAGGGCAGCACCTTCATCGCGCCGACCACATCCAGCGCGATCACGTCGCTGACCGGGGCGGACAGCTCACTGAACGCGTTGCCCGAGGGGTACAACGACCTGGGTTGGATGTCGGATGACGGGGCTCAGTTCTCCGCCGACGTCGACAGCTCCGACATCACGTCCTGGGGCAGTGTGGAGCCGACCCGGCGTGACATCACCTCCGACGTGACCACGCTGGAGATGACGCTGCAGGAGACCAACAAGCACACCCTCGGCCTGTACACGGGCGCCGACATGACGGCCGTCGTGCCGGACGCCACCTCTGGGGAGGTGGCGATCTCCAAGCCGGACCGGCCTCCGCTCCGCTTCTGGCGGGTCCTGACGATCGGCGTGGACGTCGCTGACGCGGGCGAGATCTACATTGCCCGGTTCCTGCCGCGGGCCAGCGTGACGGACAAGGACGACCAGTCCTTCCAGTCCGGTGACGACGAGGCGCTCGGCTGGCCAGTCACCATGACCGCCTACATGGACAGCACCCTCGGCTACAGCGAGCGGTACTTCTTCGGCGGGCCCGGCTGGGAAGCCCTCCTCGGCTCGATGGGGTTCTGATCGCCGTGGTCGTCGCCAACCGGGCGGGCGGCGGCGGCCACGGTTTCCCGGCCCGCCCCACAGCACAGGGAGGACAGCGGCGTGGACAGCACCGAGTACATCGGGCCTGCCGGCCAGCGCCAGACAGTCGACTCGGTGGTCGCAGCGACCCGGCTGCGAGCCAGGGGCTGG